TACCTTTGTCGATTAATAGTTCTTCAGCTGTCATTTATTCCTTATGTTTATCAAAATATATTATATTATAACAAAATTTTAACCTCATGTCAAGATATATTTTCTCTTTCCTTACCTTCATTTAAGTTTCTTGGCTGTAGCAAATTTGTGTTTGGCTAGATATTTTCCGACAGTTTTGCTGTTTTCTGTATTATTCGTCTCTCTTTCTTTTTCATCTACCCATTCATGTTGGCCGCCTTGTGCTTTTATTTTTCTTAATAACTTATTCGACATATTTTCAGGATATGCGTCAAATGCCAGACTTAATCTAGGAATCTTTGTATTATTTATAGGTACACTGTGCGGCATTGTAGAACTAAATAATGCTAATTGTCCTATTTTATTCTTTATTACTTTGTCTCCATACATAGTTCCTGTCCTTTCGTCTCCCCAAATGAAGATGTTTCCTACAGGAAAATGTACGCCTGTGTTTGTATGTGCGTGACATGGTATTCCTTGGTTTGGTCTAAGTATGTTACCCCAGCACTGTACATATGTTGGTTCGTCAAAGAGTGTACTCATTCTATCTACTAAAAATGGTAATTCATCTAACCAATTAAATTTTTCAAAAGTTGATGTTAGATTATGGTAGTTGTTTTTTGTACTAAAGTTTGCTACAATATAATCTTCTAATTCAAAAAACTTTGTTTTTATATGTTTACATTCTTTGTAAGTTAAAAAATTATCAATAAATTTTATATCTATTTTGTGTGTTTCCATTTTAACTTGTCTCCTATCTTTTCAAACTCTTTGTAGTCTGTTCCAAGAGAATCGGTGGTGTCTTCATAATACATTGATTTCCATACTAATTCTAGCATTTGAAAATATATAGCAACTATTCTATCTCTTTCTTCTTTTTGCCCCCATAAATAAAATACTAACCACCATTCTTTATCAAATCTACATACATCTATTTCTTGTTCGTGTAATTCAGGCAAGTTAACTAAACATCTTAGTCTTTGACTTCCTGCAATAGGGTACCAGTTTGGCATGCAGAGTATGGGAGATTTTACTCCGTCGACTGCCAAACTTTCTTCTAACCTCTCGTTTAGTGGTACGCCTTTAATATTTTCTTTAACTTTCTCTTGTTCTAATAACCACCCTATTTTTCTTTTATACCATGTATGGGGTGGTAAAGGTACTAATTCTGCTGTTTCTCTATTAACTCTATCATACGCCATTGTATATATCCTCTAGTACTTCTTCATATATTGGTCTAAATTCTTCCATTGTAGGAACACTTATTTTAACTTTACTTTCTTCATTGTGATATAGTATTTCTGCACAATGTAATATCCATGCTTCCTGTAATTGTTTTTCTGTATACATTATCATAAATCGTAAGTGTCCTCGCCTGTTGTCATTGTTTCTTTTAATTCTGCTTTTTCATCAGGGTCTATAGCAGTGTGCGGACCAATCTTTAATGTGTCCCAGTTCATTTCAGAAACAAATGTTTCTGCTTTTCCATTTCTCATTTTATCACATTTGAACTTGATACACGGCTCTGAGTCTCCCCAATGTTGTATACTGTAAGCTGCGTCTACAGCATCGAGTATACCTTTTGAAAATCTTGCTTCTCCTTTCTCGTTTGTTTGGAAAGCAGAAAGGACTAGCACTTTATTTTCTTGTGCTAGTGATTTTAGTCCTTTTGAAATTTCTATTTGTTCTGTCCAGTCATACTGCCCCGACCTGCCAGGTGCATTATGTCTTCGTACTTGGTTTAGATAATCAACTATTACTAGACCAAGATTTGGTAACTGTGCTTGTTTTTGTCTGACTACGCTAATAATTTTTGCTAGTGTTAATGAAGGGTCATAGAATACGTCTATCTGTGGAATATTTGCTAGTTTGTTTCGTGTAAGTGCGTAGTGAAATTTGTCAAAATCTCTGTGACCTTTGTATTCTGTGAGGGATTCCTCTCCATTTTCAAAACGGGTAGCCCACCAGTCAGCAACCTTGTCCCACTCCAAAGGAGAAAGATTTTTGGTTTTAATTCTGTTAGTGGGCACACCACATTCGAGTGCGCAAATTCTCTGTAGAATTTGTCGCGTGTCCATCTCAATAGTAAAATACAGAACAGACTTGTCTCTTTGGTGAGCTGCTGCTGCAATATTACAACAAGTGAACGATTTACCACCGCCTCTTGTACCACCGATTACGACTAGATCTTTGGGAGAGAAAGTGTAATCTAAATCGTACTCTTGGTTCAAGCCTAATGGTAAAAACTTTTGTAAATCATCTTCGTTGTCGAAGAGTTCAATCGTTTCCATACTTTCATTATCTTCTGCAGTATCTACTCTATCTTCGACTTGCACTACAATCTCTTGTAGTAAATCTATATTTTCACGCGCATCTGATATAGCTACTTGAGTTTCAATGTAGTCCTCTATCTTTGTAAGTATTTCTGATTGTGTAAATTGATTTTTTAAATAGTCTAGTAGTATGTAGGAATCTACATCTGTTTCTACAGTCTCGATTGCATATATTTTTTCTTGTAATTCTCTAGAACGGACTTCTAATTTTAAATCTTCAAATGTTGGTAACGCATGATACTTATGAACATGCTTATCTACTACTCTCCATAGTTTTCGGTACTCACCTTCAGGAAAATAGTGTTCCTTAAGACCATTCCAAGTCTCAAAGTCGCCATGATAGATGATTTGTTTTAGTAGTGCACTCTCAAGTGTCAATTCCGTCTCTCCCAGTTGATACAAAAAAGGGCAAGTAGACAAAGCCTACTCGCCCGAAAGTGGATAGGCTATTAACCTATTTCTTTTTTAGCAGCTCCATTATAGTCTGAGCATTGTAAGCCTCTTCTTGTAAGCATTGTTTTCACGCCTCTTACAGTTTTGCCGATTTCATCAGCAATTTCTTCAACAGTCATGTCAGAAATATCGACACCTGCTAAAGGATCAGCTTTGCTTGAACCTTTGGTTTCTTTCTGCTTAGGAATAGCATTGATTTCTCCTGCTCTTAGAAGAGATAATGCTTTACCTCTGATTGAGTTAACGCTTCTGCCTAAAGCTTCTGCGATGTCCTCAATAAATGCACCATCATTAACTAATGATACAAATTGTGATTCTTCCTCGTCACTGTAAGTTTTTACAGTTTCTACTTTAGGAGCAGGTTTAACATGCTCTGTAAGTTGCATAGAAAGGATTTTACCTTGAATTGACTTAGCTGTAAAAGCTCCGCCTTCAAAGTTTGATGCAATTTCTGCATATGTGTAAGAACCACTGTTGTCTTGCACGAAGTTTGCAAGTGTTGATTCTTGCTCGTCTGTGAAAGACTTAGATTGTGAAGCAGAAGCTAGTTCTACATCAAAACCCATTTTTCTTAATTTTGAACTAACACTTCTAACTGAAGTTTCAAGTTCGTCAGCTGCGTTTGCAACTGTTGCCTGTGATACAGGGCTTTCTCCACCGACGAAATCAACTAATTGTTGTGTTCTTTCGTCTGTCCATTTTGGTAATGCCATTTTTAGTTTTCCTCTATTAAATGTTTTAAATTGGTTACTATTAAAACGCCTCGGTCACGAGCCGTCTGTGTTTTTGCTGACTCAATTCCAGACTCATTTACTAGATGAGTACAGTCTTTTGTCAGACTTGATTTCACTACAAAGCCATAATTCTCTAGCACTGCTTGTGCGTGTGCTTTTGTTGGGTATGACTTCAACTTTCCTGTTATACATACGACGCCTGTGACCTCTTTTTTCTTATTAATTTTGTTATTCCAGTTGAAAGGTAATTTGTCAATGTAATTGTTTCCATAAAATTCGTCTTCTAGCCAAGCCAATAGATTAGCTGATGCTTTTGGTCCGATACCCGCTTCAGTACAACTTTTCTCGCTAATATCTTCGATGTGTGATATTCTATCGCATAATTTTTGAGAAGCTGACCGACCAATAAGTGGTATTGAGAAAGCTGGTAAAATATCGACCAACTTGCTACTCTTAGACTTTTCTAATTCATCATAGAGTTTCTCAGCTAACTTTTGACTGCCTAGACTTATGGTTAAATCCTCAACAGTTAGTTCGTAAAGTTCAGGATAATCCAGAACTTGTAGTTTATTAATTGTTGCAGGGCCAAGCCCTTTGATTTTAAGAGATTTTGCAAAACCTGCCAATTTCTTGTCCCATTGTGCTGGGCAGAGGTCGTTACGACAGTATAAAGTGTCGTTTACTAACTCTAATCCACTATCACAAGCGGGGCATAAAGTTGGTGGTATAATTTTTTGCAATTCTTTCTCTCTCTCAAATATATAATATATTATACAAAAAGTTTGAGCATCTGTCAAGAACTATTTTTGGGAAGGTGATGGATAAAGTGTAAATCAAATTTTTAATCCTCCTCATAGATATGGGTATCTTCTACCATATTTCTGTTTTTCCATTGAAAGCATAAAGCTTTCCATTTTTTAATTAAAGAATTTATCCAAATTTTTATCATAAATATCCTCTATTATTCTATCAGCGATTAACTGATGACCCTCCTCTAATGGATGGTCGCCTTTCCCATAAGGAACTTTTCCTTTTGTCCACTCATACCAGCCATCATCATATAACTCTGGTATCTCTTTGTAGTAATGTTTTTCTTTCATACGCCATTGGGGACTCCATATTATATTAGCTCCTTCTAGTCTTTCCTTGTTGAGTTGTTTTATAACTGGAGTAACTTGTCCTTTTGACATCCAATAAAATAAGTGAGGAATCCCTTTACTGTTTAGAAAATGCCTTAATGATATCATTCTATTAAGTGTATCAATAAGATTATATTCTACAGACCTCACAAATTTTATATAATTTTTCAACCCATTATACTGGGGTACAGTCATGTCGGGATGATCGAAGACTTCTACATCGTCTGCTATTTTTAGACTTTTTCTATCATACCTGAAAGATAAAAATCCAGCTTGTCTCCAAATTCTCTTGCTTGTTAAATATTCTAGTCGGTTTGGCCCCGACCATCCTATAATAACTAGCTTTGGTCTGTGTCCTGAAATAATGTCTTCCATAGTAACACGCCAGATTCTATCATTACTTCCTCCAACTTTGGAGTTTCTAAACCAATCTACTTTAAAGTGATTAGCAATTAAATTACAGAATACATTTTCAAAACGGTCTTGCAGCTCTGAGCCTTGCACAAAACTGCAACCATTGAAGTATAAGTCATAATTATTTTCTTTAAAACTCAATATACTTTTACTCCGTATCTTTTCTGAAAATCTAGTGCGTCCTCCCAAGTATTAACCATTGGTTGCCCTTTCACATTTAAACTTGTGTTTAAAAGCATAGGGACGCCTGTTATTTCATAGTATTCCTCTAGCACTGTTCGTAGTATTGAAGGACAATCCTTTTTAACTACTTGTACTCTTGCTGTTCCATCAACATGAGTTACTGAGTTGTAATCATGTTTTGCCTTAGCAACGAATTGCATATATTCATTTACATATCCATCGAAGTATTCTGTTGCAAACTCTTCGAGAATCGCTGGGGCAAAAGGACGAAACTTTTGTCTACGCTTGATGGTATTGACTGTATTTTTAATATCATAGCGGACATCACCAAGCAAAGACCTATTACCGAGCGCACGAGGGCCAAACTCTGCTTTTCCATTTGCTACTCCTGCTACCTTATTATAAATTAGTCTTTTTACTATTTTTCTAGGATTAACACTTTTATCAATGTTATATCCATGAAAGCAATGGTCGTACTTAATCCGTTGTTTAGTGTGGGCAAGTATGCAACCTAATGCACTACCTGCATCGCCAGGGCTAGGAAAAATCCACATATTATCAAATAATTCATGAATTTTACTATTTGCTACACAGTTTAGTGCAACACCACCAGCATAAGCCACATTTGGACCGTACTCTCTTGCTTTATGAAAGATTTTTAGTAATTCAATTTCTAAGTGTCTCTGTGCTGAACAAGCTATATCTTCAGCAGTATGCCAAAACCATTTATTTCTTTTGATTCCCTTATGATGATTCTCATTTATAAAGTCTATCATATCAACAGTACAGTCACCGAAAGCAGCCATACCCATTGTTATATACTCATCTTCGTTAGGGGTTAATCCAATACGCTTTGTTATAGCACTATAAAATAATCCTAATGACCAAGGATATTGTTTACTCCATACCTTTTTGCCATCTACCCAAATACTTGCTGTATCAAATTCTCCGATAGCATCAATTACTACTGTGCTGTCAGGAATGAAAGGAGCAGTATAATAAGCAGCGGCGTAATGGCTTTGATGATGAAAGATACCTCTAATATCATATTCATTGCCATTCGTTGTCTTTGCCATTTCGTACATTTCTCGTCTGGCATTTTTAATCTCAGTATGTTCATAAAAAACTGTTTTATCATATGGAAACTCTTGATATAGATTCTCTTTTAACCAGTCGGGAACCCACGCATCATTTTTCTTTCTAGTGTATCGTTCTACATGAGAGGCAAATAATAACCTATCATCTTCAACGACAGCTACACCAGCATCGTGAAATCCCTCACTAATCCCTAAATATTTCATTCTTTTTTGGAAATGCCTCCAATATTTTGCTGGACATTACAAAACATTCTGTATGTCCGCCAAATTTATGTGCTGTTTGGTGTCTATCAATCTGGAACTGAGTATGTAGTTTCTGTTCCCATCTCCAGCAATCGTAAATCGTTCCCGTCCAAATCCTTTGTATTCTGATGTCGTAGTTTGTAAACCCACGCCCTCTTTTGACTACGTCTTTGAATGTTCTTCCTTTTGCGATGCCGACTTTTATAGTTTCTCGTTCCCATGTTTTTTGGTTAACTAATACTATGCCATAAAGCACACCGTCCCTGTCTTTTTCTTCAGGGTAGTTTTTAAAATATGTTTCGTTGTAGATACCGCCAGCCATTAAATTGGTAGGGTATCAAATAGTTTTGTTAATAATCCTGTTAAAAGAATAAAACATGCAACAGCATTTAGTATTATAAGCGCTCTATCTTTCCAAATAAATGCCACAAATAACCAACCTAAACACCCAATGAACGATAATATTGTGTCAATAGTGTTTGATATGTTGGCTGACCTAATAACCATAGCTGTAAGAAGGATAATACTAGCAGCCCACTTAACATACCAATCAAGGGTAAGTTTTGGTGTAGCACTTTTATATATCCTTTTGCTGTTTTCCAGCTCTTCTTTTGCATACTTCATACTCTTTTAACAATGCGAGGAATAATTTCCCCACTTCTAATTACTTCTACATCACACCCTATCTCTAGGTCTAATGCGTCTATGTAAGCCATATTATGTAGAGTTGCTCTACTTACTGTGGCTTCTCCAATTATACAAGGTTCCAGTATTGCTACTGGAGAAACAGCACCTGATTTACCGACATTCCATTCAACGTCAAGTAATCGAGTAACTACTCCTTTTTGCCTTGTTTTTAACGCATAGCTGCCCCTAGGATGATGTGATGTGTAGCCCAACTGTTCAAAAACTTTATTGGAGTCGACTCTTACAACTTTACCATCGTGAGGGAAACATGCATAATCAGATTGAATTACTGTTTCAAAACCAGATAAATCTAGCAATGCTAAATCCTGTGTCCATGAATCAGTAGGATATGGTTGAACACCATACGCTATGAATGTCAAGTCTCTGGTTTTAAATTCTTCTATGTCTTTCAAATTCAAAGAACCAGAAGCATAATTTCTAGCATTTGGTATTTCTTTAGGTGCTACTACTTCTCCTGTAATTTGTACTAAACCATCTAGTTCAATAAATTTAGGGACAAGAAAGCGCATTTTGTCAGTTATATCAATACCTTGTTTTCCATCTCCTCTAGTAAGAGCTTGATGTAATTCGTTATCAATATAAGTTAGAGATACGGCTGTGCCGTCTAGTTTAGAGGTCATAATATGGGCAACATCACCCCAGTCTGGAGCTTTGTCCTCGCCCAAAAATATTTTTTGTAATGAATACATAGGAAAAGCATGGTTATACCTTTGTTCTCCTACTTCAATTAGACCTATAATACTTTCAAAACTTGTGTTTTCAACAAGTCTATCGTATACATTATCTGGTATAAGAGGTGAGCCCTCTTGATACCTAACCATACATTGCTCTAAATATGCTTCTAGTTTTTTATTCATACATATATTATACTAAAAGTGAGAGCATTTGTCAAGTATTATTTTTTGATTACTGATAGATTTTATCTAATACTTCTTTAAAATGAGTTTCTAATACTCCTTTCACTTCTGAGATACTAAGGATCTCGACTAAACCGTCAAACAGCTCTTTAGTATTATTAAAATCAATAGGCATGGAGATACCATCCCGTGTAGGCTTCCATTCTTCGTCAAAGTCTTGATAATATTTTCTTATTTGTAAATACTCTGTTCCTCTAAAAGTATTTATCATTAAAAAGACTTTTTCATTTTTTTCTTCATTAAAATGTATGCACTTCTCATACACTGGAGGTGCGTTATGTAATTCTATCATTTTTCAGTATCTTTGCTAAAGGTACGATAGAAGTAACATTAAAAGGTTGGATTAGTCTATAACTGTCAGTATCCCAGCAAAATAATAAAACTTGCTTATCATTTGCTTTTGCTCTATTTCTTTTACTCTGGATATACTTGTTATCAAAATCCCTAGTGCAAACATTATATTTCAGTCTACGACTATTTTGACTTCTGTAGGTGACAATTGCATCACCAGCATCGTCAAGTTTTCTAATAAATTCGTCTCGCTTCATTCGATTCCTTGTGGGTGGTTAATATCTATTAGCGTCCCAACTATGGTATCGTCTTACGAGGTCATTCTTTTAGATAAAAAAATACACAGGGGAGTTGCCTCCCCCATGCTATCAGGGGTATTTAATCGTTAAGTTTATTTAACAAGCTAGCGAAATACACAGCAGCCTTCCCTGTAAGTTTACTAATAATTGCTGTGTCAGGCTCTTCGCCCATATCACTAATTGCAGAAGTAAGTTGTTCTTGGGCAGCAGCTACATTTACTCTTGTACCTCCACCACTATTTGAACTCCCACTTCTAGTTGCTGGAGTTTTCTTTACATATACACCAGCTTTTGTAAGAATCATTCTGACACCATTTGGGCTCTCGCCTAATTCTTCAGCAATCATCTTAACAACTTCCATACTGTTTTCTGGAGTAGGTTCTTCTGCAGTATACATCTCTACTGCTTGAGCTTTAGCTTCATCTGTCCAAGCCATTCTTTTTCTCCTAGTTTTTCCAAATTTTGATTCAAATTCCCTAAGAGTCGATGTGAATCTATACCCTGGTGCCCAACCTGTTGAGTCTAACATCTGTGTATAAAATCTATCACTCATAGTTCATTTCCATTAATATAAATATATTATACAAGAATTTTAAGCATGAGTCAAGAACTATTTTTCCCTTCCTTAACTTTTCTGAGAATCTTTTCAGTAATTACTTGAGCAAAGGTTTCATGACATTGTTTTCCAGGGTGTTGTAAATCACGACCTCTTAAATTCAGTGGCTCACTATCGTAAATTTTTTTGACATCTTCTCCTGCTGTCCATTCTATAAAAACTGCTCCGATACTCTCAGCGAGTTGTTTTACTGCCATTCTATTCTTCCAAAAATTTAATTTTATGTTTTGATTCATTTGATTCATGTTTCTAAAGTAATCTTTTAAAAACTTTGTTTCCATTCTAGAGTACCTTTCTTCTAGCCAATTTGTATGTCTCTTATTCTCATTCCACCAACCTACTTGACTTGGAGCACCATCTGCCATTATAAATTCTAGTCTGCCTTCTTGTGGAACTTGATGAAATACTATTCGTGGTTTTATTCTACGAAGCCAGTAAGATGCAATTCTAAAAGAACTATCTGCTGAACCACCGCCCATTCCTAAATTTGCCATACGAAGGTTTAGATTGTTTGAAACTTTGTAAGCAAAAGTATCTTCTACAGGAAGTCCAATACCTACAGTAACACTACATCCTAGAAAAGCAATAGTAGGTTCACTTGTAAACTCAGGACTTCGAAATCCTTGTGAGTTTATTTTATATTCAATATCAGCGTCCCAGTAAATATTTGTTTTACACTTGTTTAATCCATACTTTTTGATGCAGTCTGCTCTCATGCTTTCATCATCACTTGTTAGCCACTTTACTGTCTCTCCTTTGAGATTTCTATAAGCAGACCAATTTAAACGTTCGTCAAAGATTTCATAGTCTAAGTTAGATGTTTTAATATCATATCCGCCCATGCGCTATTTGATTCTCCTCCATAGTGTTGTAAATCTCTGGCTTTATCTTGGTATCCCTGTTTGTATATTGCAGTATTCATGTCTTCATCTGATACTGAGAATAGATTTGCTCCTACTTCAGCTGCAACATAAGAAACTGCATCTATATTTCTTTGTCTATTAATAATTCTGTTTTCTTTATTCTTATACCAGAACTTCCAATACTTTTGTAATTCAGGAGCAATTGTGCCGTTTCTTTCGCTATCCACATACCAGTGCGCAAGAACATGATATTTTCCATCAATAATTAGTTCGATTCTATCAAAGTAAGGAACTCTAAATATAATATACTTAGGATTTAGATACTTTATATTTTCTTTTAGTAATCTATAACAAGTATCTGCAGCTGCACCATTTCTACCTAAATTATAATAAGGCATGCCCATTCTTTGTGCAACTTTATAAACCCAAGTTTCTTCTACAGGCAATCCTGTGCCATATGCATTACTACATCCTAAAAATAATATGGATTCTGCTTTACTAAATTCTTCACATCTAAATCCATGTGAATTGTGAGTATAGTCTATATCGTCTTTGCCATACCCATGTTCTTCCATTTCTTTTCTTCTGTATGCCCAGTTGCTATTAAAAATAAATTCGCTGTCATATGATGACCATTTCTTTGTTTCAGAAACCCAATCATCATTTTGAAATGAATATAAAACTGTTCCTTTCTTGCTCATCCTTTATAAATAAATGGTGATTCCTTTTTTAATTTTTTCATAGTCTTTCGCCATCTAATTTCCTCTTGTATTTTTCTGTATGGAAAGGTAAAAACTTTCCACATCTTCTTAATTATAGAAGCCATACTTAGTTATCTCCTCGCTAAATAGCCTATTCATAGTCTGCATAGATTTAAGTGTATACCAATTTTTCCAATCGTATAACTCTACTTGCCCATCCATAATTTCCAAATTTATTGGAGTTATCTGTAATTCTTTAAGTTCTTGTTCCCAGTTTTTGAAATCAATTGTGTAATCACATTTTTTATACATTTTTATTTGACACTTTAAGTGACCTTCTTCAAGCCATTTATCAAATCCTATGTAATTGAGAGAATGTGAATAATAAAATACTGCTCTTTCGTAAGTGTTTCGCACAATACCCACCTGGGCTTTGTTGTCTGTTAATATTAATTCTTGTATCATAGTAAGTGTTTATACTCCTTGTAGTTATTCAAGTTTTTCACATACCACTCTACTGTAATAGGCAAAAATTCTTTTAAATTCATTGTATGATTCCACCCTAGTTCTCTTTTAATTGGCTCTGAGCCGTAAGGGTAGACTGTATCATTATATGGTCTGTCCTTTACAAACTTTAATTGCCCTTGTTTTCCTAAAATATCTTGAATCATTATAGCTACTTTAAGATTTGTATATAAATCAGGGTGTCCTATATTATATATTTTATGATTTTTAGACTTACTTGCTATCAAATACAATGCTTTTGCTGCATCTTCTACCCATAGGTATCTTCGTTTTGCACTTCCTTTTCCATGTAAAGTTATCTTTTTACCAAAAAGTAATTGTAACGTAAACCTAGGAATAATATTTCTAACAAACTGTCTCGGTCCAACTATATTGTTTGAACGCAGTGTACACACAAATCTGTCAGGATTCATGTGTTTGTAAGCATTAACTAACATATCAGCAGCAGCTTTTGATGCGCTGTATGGATTTGTAGGGTCTAATAAAGAATTATCTGTTATAGTATCTACTGAGCCATAGACTTCATCCGTACTCATTACTATTAGTTTACTTGCTTCTTTACTATGAAAAGCAGATAAAACTGCTTGTGTCCCTAAAATATTTGATTGAATTGTTCCAAGTGGATTGTTATATGACACATCTACATGAGACTGTGCCGATAGATGAAATATAACATCATCTTTTTGAATAATTTTATTCATTACTTCGTTATCTGAAATATCAGCAAAGTAATGAATAACTTTATCTTTCTTTATAGCACGAGAGGAGTGCATTATTTTGTCTACAACAACAACTTCTACATTTGTTTTTAGTAGTAAGTCAACTAAATGCGACCCAATAAATCCACTACCTCCAGTAACTACGTACCTCATTTGAAGTGTTTTTTAACAGCTTCAAGTTTATCTTCGTACTCGGCTATAAAAGCTAACTCTTTTTCAATAGTTTCCATAATATCTGGGTGTTCTGCAACACCCACATGAGAACCTAGTAAAACTTCTATATTTACTTTATGCTTCTCAATGTGTGCTTCAAAATGTAAGATGAGTGCTTTTATAATTTTTTCTCTATAATTACTCATTGTCTCCTCCAAGTATTGCAGATACAAAAGATTTCTGAAATCTCTGTGCCTGACTGTCTAAAAATATTATGTGTAGAAAAAGAGGTGCTATAACAAGACTTATCAGTCCAAATATTGTAGCTCCTAAAAATCTTTTTCTATATACTATGTTGTTATGGTTAATTATACCTACTAATTCCATTGCTGGAAAGTATAACTTCCACATAACCATGCCCCAAGTTGTTAACCAAAAAGCGATGACTATTTCCATCATGCTAGTTTTTCCTTTTTTTACATATACGATTGTAAATGTCTTAAACTGCCCATATCATAAGCTGGTATTGCACAGTATTTACCTGCAAAACTTAGATGTGGGAAGAATGTTTTATCAAGGTCATCTTGAGTTGCTTCTATGGTATAACATAGATATACTTTATAACCTTTTTCTTTTGCTTTTTCAGGCTCTAACTCTCTTTGCACTATTGCTGGATAGTTTTGCCTAATTGCCCAAATTTTTTCCCCTGGTTCGAATTCTTCTGCTACACATTGTTCTGGTAGCATGGCGTTTCGTCTGCCTTCGTAATCTGTGTGTGCTAGTTTTTGTGGCACTCCTATTCTATCTATAATTGCTTTTACAAAAGCTGGAGAACGATATAGTGACTTCGCTATCTCACTTACATTATCTCCATCAAGATATGCTTTTACTGTATCTCTAATTTCTGAATCAGTTGCTCCTTTACCTCTGTTTTGTGCTTTTCTTTTTGCACGGAACTCCATCATTTCCAAATGGTCTGTAATAATGTTGCCTAATCTTGTTGTGTTGTAAGCTATGTTTAGTATACCACATGCTTCTTTCTTAGTGATAGGCTTACTACCATCAGTTGGATTTAATAATTCAATTACCTTGTTGATATTTGCTTGTGTAAGATTCTCGTGTTTTTTCACTCTCATAATTAACCCCTAATAAAATTATTCCATAATGTAATATTTTTAATAAATCTGCTGTGTTCTTTCCACCTTTCTTTCCATATCTTTGGGCATACTTTATGATATTTCCTAAGCAAAACCCTTCTCCATGACCAGCGTCAAAAATAAACTCAGTAGATTGTATTTTGTTCATACTGTAGTGACCATCATAGGTCGACTCAATATACTTTTTAAGCGTTTCTAGTGCTTGTGCTTCATTAAATTTGTCGTTATTGTAATCACTCATTTTTCTGTAATAAAAAAGCAAACCTGAACAAGTCTGCCTGTTTTCTTGTTATGTCCAAACCCAGCATCAAATGGTGCGTGCCACATGGTAGCTGGATATACGACTGCTCTGTTGTATACATTTCCTATGTATGTATGCATTTCCCAATCACCGTTTTCTTCCCACGATTCTTTGAATCCTGCATTTCTTATTTTTCCTTTGACTCCTTCTGTTTTGCCAAGAGTCATTGTTTCTAAGTGTCGAAACATTCCTGTTCCTTTTTTGACACTTGCTTTTGGTTGTAGATAAATTACAGCTGCCCAACTCATTCCTCCAAGAGCTTTTGTCCTCTGTTCAAAGACATCGCCTTCATCTTGGTGAACCCAGTTTTGCAAAGGTTTACCTAATTGTTTTTCTAATCCAAGTGTAAAAGCACAATTACTATTCCATCTAGGAAAATCAATAATCTTTTTTGTTAATACTCCTTGTAATCTATTTTTAACAAACAGTCTGTTGTCATTACTAAATGAGCCAACAGTTCGCTTTCCAGGAAAGTAAGTATTTGTTCCTTGACTACCTGCATAGAAAAACTCAGACAAAGCTAGTTTTCTAACTTCATCTGGGTTAGGGTAAAAATTATCTTCAATTACAATCATTTCTGGAGTTCGTCAAGAACATCCAAGCCACCTTCTATTTTTGCAAGGTATTCTTTTTTATCGGCTAATTGTTTTTCTAGTACTCCAATTTCAGCACTAACTTTATCATGTTGCACTTTTAAGTTATTACGCAACATATCACCATGACTCATGGTTGTTGGTACTTCTTTTGTTATTCCTAGTAGTTGTTCAAGAGGTATGTCTTTTGCCATGCATCCGTACTCCATTTAATAATTTATATGATGTTCCATCACTTTTTCTGACTTCAATAGGTCGTCTAGTGAAGTATAAATTGTTCAGTCTTTTCTGTATTTCTGCGTGTAATTCTTCTTCAGTCATATCAGAAGGAAATACCATTGACATCCCATTTACTTCATATTTAATTAATTCTTTGCTCATTTTGCTGTAATCCTTTTATCATACCAAGCAAGACCTTCATCCCACCAGTATGGCTTGTCACGATGTGACCACGCGGCAAATGTTGCCTTGTCTGTGTGATAGTAAAGTCGGTAACTGCCCACGACATCATTCTCGTCTTTG